CGTTGGTGGACCCGTCGTCGTTGGAGCAGAAGTCGTAGTAGTAGTAGTCGTAGTCCAATATTCACACCGAACAACAACCTCGGAATCACCACACTCTGAACCGTCTCCAAAATAGGTACTGAATTCAAAACTATCACATTCATGTTCAGTTATTCCCTCTGTGCAGTAAGGTGTCCAGTTATCAATATCTTCTCTATCTCCAAACCCATCGTATCGATATGCACAACAAGCACCCGTCTCTACAGTAGAACAGTACGCATTACAACTGTCTCTGTCTGCACTCCAAAGACCTAGGCAATCTACTTGATAACTTGGAATACAAGTATCATCTCCATCATAAACACAACACCATCCTATGTCGTCAAAGCAACAATTTACTTGTCCTTCACCCTCACAGAATGTTTCTGGTCCCATGAATATTCCGCTTCTATTTTTACAATCTAAACTTGTAGTAACATCGCAATTACCCTGTCCTTGAACAGGTCCGGGAATACAACACGCACCTTCGTGTATGATATGATCACAACAATCTACAGTTCCGCATCCTCCTTCAAAGAATGGGGAAGAAGTGGTTGTTGTTACGAATGCAGCACCACAATCAGAAGGACAATAAAAAGTCCAATTCATAGTCGCTGGAAATTCACCGATGGTAGAAGATTTAAATTTCCCACCCCACCTTCCAGTGCAGTTGTTTCTTCCATTAAAATCTTCAATAGCAATACAATTTTGATTGCAAAATGCACAACTTTCTTCTCCATCGCATACTTCTAAACATTCTGTTATGCTAGGTGGATTTTGCATATCATAACAACTTCCATAAAGGTGTGGATAAGTATTAAAGTTAGTTTGTTCCCAACCAGAACCAAGCCACCTACAGTGATTGCAAGGAGATCCCCAACCTTGCCATGCACTGTCACCTGAACAATCTGATGGGTCTGTAACTTCTATACAATTTCCTGCTTTGGGTTCAGGTTCGTTTGCTACACAAGCACCTATAGAACAATCAATATCTGGTTGCAACACACCTCCCCCCTCGCGACACTTTCCAGCGCCGCAGTCATTAGGATCGAACATATTGAGGTGATGATATGCTTCATCACTTTTACATCTTCTGCCTGGAATAAAATTACCGTTTAATTCCATTTCACAATGACATCTAGTAGTTTCTTCACACTCAAACTCTGGACCTCTACAACAAGCACCGAAATGACCTGCTGGTACATTTCCTTCCGCTAGCCAACTATGGTTGGGGAAAAACCAACCATCACAGGCATGTCCACAGTACTGATCGTTGCTGATCACGAAACTGCCATACCAACCCCCCATTGTTGAACAATTCATAAACTCACACTCGTAGCAACTTTCTGTCACACTACATGAATAATTTTCCGATAACCACCAACCCAAATTTGGATTATCAGGTTCTGATTCGTTGTAGTCAACATACAGATGATCGGTGTACATCGGATTGACTCTATTCATACAGATATATTGTTCATCACTCTGCCATCCAGACTGCGTACAATCTTCGGGTGATGAACATCCCTGATAAGGTCCACTACCATCATCATTTCTACTTCTATTTCTGCCAGTGGTATATACGGGTGTTCCACCAAAAACATATAGACATATAGCAGGTGATAGTGGTCCAAGTTCACTGGAACCCACAGAGTCTCCGATACATTGTCCATCTTTACAACAAGAGAATGGTTCTACACACGGGTCTAAACACCATTGACATGCTCCATATAGAGAGCATCCTTGATCGAATGGCATTTCATCACAGTCTATTGGAAGAGATTCTTCCATCAATACTGGTCTACCTACATTGTCCAGTGTATAGAAGTAATTTGTCCAGTAAGTACCACCGAAGTAATTACATTCTGCGGCACCAACATCTTCGATGCAAAGACCACTGGTATTTTGCCACCAGTCTCCACCTTCACTGCAACAAACTCCTTCACCCGGCAATCCACAGTTATCTTCACATGTTGACAACGGATTCCAGAATGATAGATTTTTTTCACTACAATCACTTTCACTTACAAAATCTTCGCACCTCTGTTGTTGGAAATCATCAGTCCAGCAACAAGAACCTAAACCATAAACGGATTCACAACCATCAACTTCATAACCTCTTGAGGTCATTACTGCTGTCCATGTGTCTCCACCATCTGTTGTAGAGAATCCCATTATGTCTGTACCACATGTAAAGTATCTGTCACTTGCATCTACATAAACATTTTTAGGCCATGCCCATATATTGCTACCCCGAATCATCATGGTGAATCGGAATGTTTCATTATTTTTAAAGTCCCCAGTGAATCCTGCGATACCAATTGGAGTCTGAACATCAAGCACAGAACCAGCAGTAACTGCTAATTGAATACCAACACCTTGACCTGCTTGTTCTCCGTGTGTCCATTCATGACCATATATGTTTACTATTTCATCGTATCTTACTTCTGGTACTTTTACTACATTTTCTTCTGTATCAAGTGTCCATCTATTACCAGTTCTTCCGTGACCGAATACCATCGATGAATCTTGATAATCATAAGTTAAACCAGATGCTTCGGCAGTATAAGGTGTTGACAAATATAGGAATCGATAGTTCTCTAAGTTAGGTCCAGTAAGGCCTTCTTGATATCTTATATCTCCACTTATACCTAAAACATCATCTGTTTCATAAACAACCAAGTTACCTTCGGCAGTTATTCCTTTGAACCAGAAAGTTTGACCACCATCAATTTGTTTGAATATTTGATAACCTGTCGTTGCAGTTAGTCCATCTGCATCACCAACATCACCCGTAGGGCCTCTCAAACCAAATACTGTAATCTCTGTTCCATCTGATAATGTAAGATAGAGATTAGGATCATCTTCTCCATTTTTATAGAATGAACTCGATGCAATATAAGTTCCAGTAGGACCAGTAAATCCAGTTGCACCTGTTGGTCCGTCATTACCTTCAGGTCCCAATGGACCAGTTACCCCAGTCGGACCTTGAGGTCCAACTGCTGGTAGTGGGTGAATTGCGCTACTTCCTAGTACTGGCATTAATCGTTTCCATTTCCTGTCATTTTATCTTCTATCCATATATACTCTCGATTTTGATAAATCTGAATAAAACCTTCTGGAATTCCCAATAATCCACTACCACTACCACCGAGACCACATGGCGCACACTGTCCTTCCCCACCAATGAGTGTAACACAGCATAATACATTTGCTTCACCCTGACAATCTTCATCACTCTGACAAGGATCACCTTCTTGTGGTTCATCGCCTCCACCGGCACCAGTGCATGTTTCTCCACCTCCCTGACTACCATAACATCTTATGCATTCACATGACCTTGGACTGTGTTGAGTGTCTTCCAATAACATTCCTAGACATTGCGTATCAGGACATCCAATTGGACCTAACGGTCCCATAATAGGTTCTCTACCACCGGGACAACAATAATCACCTTGATCCATACCTTGTTCAATACAATCACAGGTAAAGTTGCAGGGACAATTCATAAGTACTTCGTTCTGAATACCAGAGCAATCTGAACATCCAATATCACAGTCTGTTATTTTACCATTTGGTGATTCTTCACCTTGTGAAAAATCTACACAAGCCCATCCTACCTGAAGATTCTTAGGATGCTCCCAACAATCACAACAATCTCCTGGTAATCTTCCTGATTCTCCACATCCCGCCTCACTTGTTATATCTTCGCACCCATCACACATATGACAAAACATATTACCTGATTTGTTGCATCTTTTACAGCATCCAGGTCCTATTGTTTCTGGGTCTTGCCAATTATAACCACCCCATTCTTGGGCACTCATGTCTTCACAACATCCTTGGTCAATTAATAGTTCTTCCCCGCACTGAACACCAACATAAGTTGGGTTGTCTTCAAAGTAAATAGTACCCTCATTATCATTAGTCAAACTGGCTTTACAACCACCTGCTTCATTGTTCGGGTCATTACAAAGAATATCCCTCAATGAACATGTATAAATACCAAGGAATTGTGCCCAAAAAGGATTATCATTACAATTTCCTAATTTTGTGACTTTATATCTACCACCGTCGCGGCACGCGTCAGTTACCTGATTATCCACAGTACCATTACTTGTACCACATGGATGCATGTCTATGGCATCCAGTTCCTCGAATGTTCTACAGGCAGAATTTACCACCATACCATCTAATAATTCAGAACCACCTCTTGGAAGAACGATACATTGTTTACATTTGTTTTCAAAGTAATTCCATAAATCTCCTTGTCTACATGCAACCCATTCCACACAAGCAATTTCCTTTGGACAAGGTTCACAATCACCGGGTGGTTCGGACGGATCCTGAGTAGTAGTCGTTGTTGTTGTAGAACTTGAGGAAGTCGTAGTCGATGTTGTAGTTACATCACTTTCATCACACAAATCATATTCTTCCGCAGTATTTGAATCTATTTGTATGCATTTTTTACCGTCAAAGAATTGAGAAGTAGGTTTTAAATTACAAAGGTCCCATGTCATTATTTCACATACTCTCTCCTCCATGAAGTTTAGATAACAACAAGCACCACAATGATTATAACAATCGTCACTACAATCTGTGCATTCTTCACCATCCACACAAGTCGATTGTGCTTGAGGAACCCAATGAGCGTCGGGGTGTATATTTAAACATTCTTCAGCACTTCCTAAATTGGAATCACAGAACAATTGACAGTTATCAGCATTGGTGGCTTCATCATTTGGCCAACAACACTTACCACAATACCATTCTGGATAACCGTTAGACATATTTTCTCTCTTTTAAACTGAGTATCATAATATATGTATCCTACTATGGCATGGGAGATATTAATGGAATGGAACCAGGTCCACAACAATCTGGACAACCACTACCTTCACAGTGGAATGGGTGGGTATTTGGACACAAGTTACTAAGGTCTTGTGGTACTCTGCCACCATTGCAAAGACCTGTTCCAGAATATCCTGGACTTTGACAACTACAATCTCTTGGATCTGCGACACAACATTTTGTTGGTGTTGTCTGTGCTGGAGGTGGTGGTGGAATTGGTGGTGGTGGAGGTAGTGGTGTTGTTGATGTTTCCCCCGAATCACAACATGGACAACTTCCACAATCTCCACCGTGTTCTTCTGCATCTCCACAAATCAGTTCACCGTCAATTCCTCTATCACATTCTGTAACTGGACTACACCCACAACCAGAGGGTGAAGAAGATTCTGCTATTTTTGTATCATGTGGTTGACATACCCAACATGATTGTTGCGGACCTCTACTACATGCTCTACAACTAGTTGCCTCTGCCTCTGCACCCGCATCATTGACTATGAATAGAGTTGTTACTCTACCATCAACATCATCTCCTCCCGCGGGAGGGCCTGGTGGATTATTACAGTCCACATCATCACATGTCATGTTATGAAAATAAATAGTTCCCGGTGGAGGGAGATCACCTATTTCAAAACAATCACCACCACCTTGAGGACAACCTGCGCCTCCCCATCCATCTTCTGGTTCATCGTCTTCATCATAAGAACCTGGATCACAATCTACTATTGAAGGACAAACATCACAGTCACATGATTGCCAATTATCTTCTTCTCCTTCGGGAATGGTGTCTTCTGAATTATTATACCAACAAGAAGAGTTTGCCTTGAAAGTTCCACCATATTCAGAACAGTATACATCACTTGTTATCATGCATGTTGGAGTATAGTTTCCATCTCCGTCATGGGCACAGAAACAGCAAGAACCGATGAGAGGTTCGGGATTACCACAAACATAACCCTCTATCCATGTTCCAGTACAATCAGATTGAATTGAAGTATATGATATTCCGTTTGCCACACAACAACATCCAATTGCATCTGGTGGTGGTGTAGTACATTCCTCGTATATTGAAACTTGTTCGCATGTCATGCTATCAAACCAAGTACCAGAACAATCCTGTTCATATCTTGGATATTCACAATCATTACCGTAACAACATGCACCCACTGAGTCAAAGCAACAATTTACTGCATTTTCACCATCACAGGTTGTGTTCGGTCCCATGAATGTTCCATTGCATTGTGTATAGAGAGTTTCAGAACAAGTTTCATTATACCAACAACAAGCACCATAATGGTCTAACGAATCGCAACAATCTACTGTTCCGCACACTTGACTTTGAACAGGAGTTCCACCAAAAATATATTTACAAACATTCTCAGATATCATTCCTAATGGAGAATTTCCAGTGCTGTCACCAATACAAGAACCATCCTTACAACAAGCAACTGGAACTGTATCACATGCACCAACACACAAAGAACTTCCAACAGGACTGCCGTTTGGATAGGTTCCGTTGCAGTCAATTGGTTGCGGAGGAAGTCCTATACTTTCCAATGAAATTGGTTCTAGACCAGGAATAGGATTGTCTGTGTAATAAAAGTATGTGTAA